CTACCCATTGCATTACAGATTATCTTTACATAGTTTTTGGATTATATTTTTCATTGGAATTGATTGATCTTCTGGATCTATTTCAACGTTCAATACATAGGATTCAGATTCATCTGCTATCGCCATTTCAAATACCTCTTTAAATTGTTTCGAATCCTGTACATGTATACCAACGCCTCCATTCGTGAGATCCGTAATTTTTTCATAGCTCCAATTATGTATATCATTAAATTCGCCTTCCATAATAGCTTTTTCAGTGGAATATCCTCTATTGTTAAGTATAATTATAATAGTGTTTAAATTATTTCTAATATGTGTTGAGAATTCAGATCCCGTCATTTGGAATGCACCATCCCCAACGATAACAATCGGTCTCTTATTTGGTTTGGCATATTTGACACCAATTGCACCAGGAACTGAGAACGACATTGAAGTATAATATGCCATACAGAGGAATTGGCCCTTATTTACTGGAACATCAATCATACCAAATAAAGATTCCCCTATATCTGATATGATTATGTGATCGTCAGTCACAAGCCTTCCAATTGAATCGAATACACATTCAAGTTTAATTGGACTCAGAACATCAGATGAATCAGTTTTGGCTTTAGCAGATTCCACAATCGCATTCCATTTATCGATAATCGCAGGATCCTGTGCCTCTATATCTTCAAATTTTGATATAAAAGAGGTGGCCAATTCAAGAAACCCAGAATTCGAATTTTTAAATTCCTTGATAGGTTCGTTATTGAATCTAATCCCATCATCCATATTAATAGATATATCAGCACCAAAAGAAAATGATTCTATATCAGTATTAACCATACCGAGTGCCACAATACAATCGGACTCTTTTATTTTCTCGATAACAGAGATATCAGAAAATAATTCTGAAACACAACCAAGACAATTTGGTTCAAATTCTGATATAGTTGATTTACCGAGGAGTGTTGTGAAAATTGGTATATTTAATTTTTTAGAGAATTCCAGAATTCTATCTTCCAATGTATTCCTAAACACTTCATGACCAATGATGAGAACTCTATTCTTCGCATGGACAAATTTATCAAAACCTTCATAGGGAAGATCTACTATTTTAGGTTTGTGGTTATAGGGTACATCCCTACCATATACCGCATAGAACTTGGAGAGATAATGATCAACGCTTCGCATTATATCTTTATTTGAAAATTCAATATATACTGGTCGTGAATGCATTCTCATTTGATTCAGAGCAAGATGAATCACTGCCATATTGACAAACATATCCTCGGAATCTAAGGTATAAGCATTGCATGTTATATTTGAGAATATCTCTTTTTGGGTATTACCTGTGGAGATAGTATGATGTCGATTGGGGTTTATCTTGAGATCTTCTTCACTTGGTTTCCCGACAAGAACTACCATAGGGGATTTCTCTGCATATGCCCCTGCCACCGCATTCATAATATTCATTGCACCTACCGAGTAGGTAATACATACAGCACCACATCCGCGAAGTCTACCATAAGCATCAGCAGCATACCCAGCCGAATCCTCTCTCGAAACCCCAACATATTCTATTCCGGGATTTTGCTCTATCTCCCTCATAAAATTTAGAGTGTAATCGCCAGGAATACCAAATATATGTTCCGCACCATATATTCTAAGTTGCTTAATTAAAAAATGTCCTAAATTCATATATTCACCTTTCGTTAAATTATTAAATATTATTTAGCCGACACTCCCGTGTGGAACCTCTTTTATCGTATTTATAATGATAATAGACGATACTAAAACACTTATTTTATAAATAATAGTAATAACAGGAAACTGTTAGAATTAAATTAATCCAAATGGGAGAAATATATGGCTTTTCAAGTCAGTCCAGGAGTATTAGTTCAAGAGAAGGATTTAACATCAATAATTCCTAATTTATCAACCAGTATCGGTGGTATAGTAATAGCTTCATCTAAAGGACAAGCTAATACTATCGTCGAAGTTTCCTCTGAACGGGATTTGGTTAATAATTTTGGAATACCTGATAATACAAATGCTTCATCTTGGTATACTGCTGCAAACTTTTTAAAATATTCAGGCGCTCTAAAAGTAGTCAGAGCAATTGATGAAACTGCTGCATTAAATGCATCGGGTTCTGCTGGGGTATTAATAGATAATGAGGATATTTGGGAAAATTCTATACCTACAGCTGCTGGCAATTTTGCCGCTCGTTCTCCAGGTTTATGGGGAAATAGCCTTAAAGTCTCAGTATGTCCAAGTGCTGCGGCCTTTACTGGTTGGGCACATGCATCTTTATTTGATGTAGCTCCTGGTACTTCTGAGTACGCTTCTGCTCGTGGTGGTGCTAATGATGAGATGTATATTGTTGTATCTGATGAAGATGGAGATATTACGGGTACTGCCGGAACTATATTAGAAACTTTCATCGTATCAAAAGCTTATGATGCCAAGTCTATAACTGGTGAAGGAATGTACTATAAAGATAAATTATTTAGATCTTCTGAATATATTTATTGGATGGATCACGAAACTGCATCTCCAGCATTTGGCGGGGCTGTTAAAGGTGTTACATATGATGCAACGCAAGTTGTATATGATTTATCTTTGGCTGGTGGACTTGATGGATCATACCCAACTTCGGGGGATTTCAAAGAAGGATTAGATTTATTTGAAGATCCTGATACAGTTGATGTTAATTTACTTATGTGCGGACCTGGTGATCAAGTACATGCACAAAATATTATTAATGTGTGTAATTCTAGAAAGGATTGTGTTGGTTTTATATCGCCACTATTCGCTGATGTTGTTGGAGTAACATCTTCTGCTACACAAACAACTAACATTAAAACCTATTTTGATGCATTGTCTTCAACTTCCTATGCTGTGTTTGATTCTGGATGGAAATATCAATATGATACATATAATGATGTATTTCGTTGGGTTCCGTTAAATGGTGATGTAGCCGGTACGTGTGCTTCTACTGATAACGTTTCAGATCCTTGGTTCTCCCCAGCTGGAATGAGTCGTGGTAATATCAAGTCTGTTGTTAAACTCGCATTCAATCCTAAGAAAAACGAAAGAGATACTTTATACAAAGCACGTATCAATCCAGTGGTAACATTTCCAGGAATGGGAACATTGCTATGGGGTGATAAAACTGCTCAGGCTAAAGCATCTGCATTTGATAGAATTAATGTTCGTAGACTCTTCATTACATTAGAAAAAGCTATAGCTCAAGCAAGCAGAGCTCAACTATTTGAATTTAACGATGATATAACTCGAGCAAACTTCTTAGCTATGACTAACCCGTATCTCAGAGATGTTCAAGGCCGAAGAGGTATAACTGATTTCAAAGTGGTTTGTGACACATCAAATAATACTGGTGATGTTATCGATCGTAATGAATTCCGTGCTGATATCTATATCAAACCAGCTCGTTCTATTAACTTTATCACTTTAACGTTTGTGGCTACCCGAACCGGTGTGTCATTCTCAGAAGTAGGAGCGTAGAATCATGGCTAATATAGAGAGCTTTAAAGCTAATTTAACAGGTGGTGGTGCAAGAGCTAATCAGTTCGAAGTCACTATGAATTTCCCCGCCCTTGCAATACCAGGACAAGCGTCTAGAAAATTTACATATCTTTGTAAAGCTTCATCTCTTCCTGGATCTACAATTGGTGCTGTCGAAGTTCCATACAGAGGTAGGATCCTGAAAATAGCTGGAGATAGAACTTTTGATGATTGGGAAACTACAATCTTTAATGATACGGACTTTGCTATCAGAAACGCCCTTGAACGATGGGTTGATAGTATAGATAGGATATTGTTAGAAGAAACAAATATTACAAATCCTTTATTATATCAAATGACCGCTGATGTTAAACAACTTGATCGAAATGGATCAACATTGAAAACTTATAATTTTGTTGGTATTTGGCCATCGGTCGTATCACCAATTGAACTCGGTTATGATACAAATGATGCAGTAGAAGAATTTTCCGTTACTTGGAAATATAATTACTTTACAGCAATTTAAGGTAATTTAACATTACTGATGAGGGGGTCGATTGACCCCCTTTTTTTATGAACTTTCTAAATTGGTGGAATCCGAACCCACAGGAATATCTATTATTTTAGGGGTTCCATCGGACACGATATTTTTTGGATATGATTTTAACTTTTGGGGAATAGAGTCCCTAATTACAATTAGAACACAAGTATAATTATCTCGAACCTGATGAGCTACAGATTCTATTAACCAAGGTCCAGAAAGAAACTTATCTTCTTCTGGGGTACTCCTTGCTTCGGGATTTGATTTAGGTATACTCATATCAATAATATCCCCCGCCTGTATTCCAGATATACCATATATAGTTATCTTGGCTCTTTGAAGGTTTAATGCATTAAACCTTGCTTTTCTGTTCACTGCAAAATTATTATAATTAATTTCAGCGAATGGACGGTCATCGGGTTCGTCTTGATATTGATATACTCCCGCAGAAGATACCATGTTGATCTCTGCATCTGGATAACCAGACATATTCTGGAAATCTTCAGTAGCACCTTCGTCTTTGGTATGAGGCGTTATAGGGAAATTCCCCTCTGCCTCTGAGACCGGCATAATTCTGACAGTAGTTTCATTATCATCTTCATCAAAACCACCTTCGCTATATGCTTTATGATAGTTATAAGGTTTAGGTCTTTCCCAAGTCTTAGATCTAAAATCGTAATTTATCAATGAAGAATTATAAGATCCTATAGATGTGTGTCTAAGTGTGTCAAAACCAGATAAGAGTTTAAAATCGATAACATGTTCAAATTGAGATTTTAATACTGTTGTGTTCCGATCAGGGTTCATTGGTGGTGTATCCCCTGTTCTGAATTCCAAGGAACTGTCCTTTTTACTTATACTGTAATTCCATATCATATCTTCAACAGACCTAAAAACGAACGATTTAGTAGTTTGAAAAAATAGAAAATCCGATCCGTGCATTGAGGTGGTGGTTTGTGCAAATTGCGATATCATATTAATAGAGTCTACCGGTGATATATTGGGAAATATCAGGCGATTGTTTTTCCCGGTAGACTCTATAAATAAAGTCGATTCGCTTTTCAGGTCATTTTCAAATATTCGTTTAACAATATCAGAATATGCCCCGTCCTCTGTCCTCGAGATTTTTGTTCTAGCATCTGTTAGGAATTCCCGTGGTATCAATGATAATGTATATTTTATAGTGCTTTCGTTAATTTTCTCCGACTCTTTTACCTTAGTGATAATGAAAGGCATTTTAATGGGGTAAGTCGAACCAAGTGTTCCAAATTCGATATAAAGAGGTTCAGTTCCGGTTATCTCTAATACACCATTGATAAGATCGTGTGTATCAATAAGGGTTATATCGCCCGTAACAAAAGTATTAAATATAGATTCGTACATATTGAACGAAACAATCATACTTGTTATATCAACCTCTTCATTCACTTCTGGGGTATTTTTTTTGTGGGAAGTGAAAATAGTCGCTTTAATAATTTCAAATTGACCCGGTTCGTCAATCTCCCCGTTTTCTAATATATCTGATCCCAATCTCGAAGTCATTTTATTAATGCTCTAAAATTTTTAACAAACTTATTAATATATTCGGGTTTAACTAACTTTATTTTTGATTTATTCTCATTTAACAAAGATTCGTAATCATAGTTAGATACCGGATATGGTGTTGGTCCATCTACGATATCACCATCCGCATCTATATAGTGGTGTACCCCTCCTGATTCAGAATATTTGGAATTTATATAATCATTTAGTTCTCTTGAATCTCGAGGCCAATCTGTCCTTACATTAATTATATTGTTGACTAATAATATAACCCAATGGAATTCACTATCACCATATAGTTTATTAGCTAATATTTCTGGTGTTTCTGATTCTTTTATATCGTAGAGATTCGCAAATAAATAATCTTCTTCGAAATGTTTGATAGTAGTGACCCTATGAAATATATCGATGGCATCTTTACCATTATATACCATTTTTGGGTGAGATTTAAAATACATTTTAGAATCCTTCTGCTATTTTATTGGAATCGTTAATATCTATTTCTTCGAATGATAATGACAATTCATATATTGTTGGGGAATTATCTTCTGCAAATGTTGTCATAGTAGAGTCCCCAAATTTAGATGAAACCGATTTACAAATGCAAGTATGGAATCTTGGAAAATGGTGGTTGAGATCACCCGTCATACTATCTATGTGTTCGATCTCAAACACATGGGGAAATTTATACGATCTAAATGCAGCATCACCGGGGACTTTTTCTGGAGCTGATCGCATTCTAAAAGTTTTGATGATATTTTTTATCACCTCCACGTCCCCTTGCTTTTTTGGTACAAATTTATAATTGAAGGTAAAAGATCTCTGACCAGAAGGTCCATTATATGATAATGCTAATTTATTAACCACAACGAAACCGGTATTCTGAGTTCCGCCTTTGATAAATGCTCCTGAGACGGAATCTTTTAAACTATTAACTGCACCGCCCACTGAATCCGGGGTTTCCGTCATCCCCTCCGTTGCATTCATTGATTCCCTACCACTTACAAATGTAGCAAGATCCCCGGCAACAGCATCCGAGGCCTGTTTCAGTTTGCCACCGGCATCGTCTTGACTCCACGTTTGGGGTTCGTCTATGGATATTTGATTATTATCAGCCAAAAAAATGGTGTCAACAATCCCCCCCTTTTTAGATTTTTCTGAGAATTTTATAATGTCGAACTTTAAATATACGGGATAATCAGTAATATTATCTGGATATACATATTGTGTCATAGTTGATCCTTGGTATTCATTATATATATTTATAATAAATATTCAAATGAGCAAATATTATCAAGGTCGATATAGACTTATTAATTCGAGGAAATATAAGGGAGAGAAGGGTAATATTCAGTACAGAAGTTCATGGGAACTCAAGATGATGAAATATCTTGATATCACAGATGCTGTACTTGAATGGAATTCAGAAGAAATTATCATACCCTATCTCTCTCCACTTGATAACAAATTTCATAGATACTTTACAGATTTTTACGCTAAGATAAAAGATTCTTCTGGTTCTGTGACAAAATATATCATTGAGGTGAAACCGAGATCTCAGCGTAAGCGTCCAAGAAAATCGAATAATAGGATTAAATACATCAAGGAAGTTAAAACTTATGCGGTGAACCAAGCTAAATGGGAAGCAGCAGAACTCTGGTGTAAAAAATATGGATATACATTTAGGGTTCTTGATGAAATTGATCTTGGCATAAAGTGATATAAATAGTAGTATGGAATCAATATTCGACAAACTACAAGCAAAGGCTTATAAAAAGCAAATACCCGCTCAGACGAAACAATCGAGAGCTTGGTTTCGAGATGAGGTCAAAGGTATAAGGGTTAAATCTGCGGATGTATTGGGTGATAAAAATTTAGATCGAGTATCACATCCTCGAGCAGGAAGAATGTATACATATTTTTATGATCCTAAACATAAAGCAACACTTCCATATTATGATAGGTTTCCTCTCATTATAATGGTTGGTCCTGCTGAGAAAGGATTTTATGGGGTGAATCTTCATTATCTTCCTATTCCGCTTAGAGCTAAACTTCTAGATGAACTCCTGACAATAACCAATAACAAAAAATTTGATGAGTCTACACGGTTTAAAATATCATACGATTTTTTAAAAAATTCTTCTAAACTTGGTGCATTTAAACCTTGCTTCAAGCATTATTTAATACATAAAGTTGAATCGGAAATAAAATTTTTATCATCCGATCTATGGGAAATAGCAGCATTTCTTCCTACTGCTAGATTTAAGGGTGCCACATCGGCTAAAGTTCATTCGGATTCAAGAAAAAAAATAGGTTAATTTATGGCAAGTTTCTCAGGTTTATTATCAAATGTATCTCAAATCGCGGGGGTGGTTACATCTGCACAAAATTTATACAGTCAATTACACCCCACTTCGTCAGTTCTGGCGAATAGTCAGTTGGACAGTTTTACAGCAAAGGTGAATGATATAAAACGAGGGGCGGGATGCTTTGCTAGACCAAATTATTTCTTGGCAACTATCGAGAATCAAGGATCTGAATTAAGTTCTTCACTTCTTAATAGGGATAATCGAGACAGAATTAATTTACTTTGTGATTCTACAACACTACCGGATATTGCGACTATACCCATAACATCGACAGAGGGAACCGATTTCTCCTATGACATAGTTAATAATCTTGCATATGCTACACATTCTGCAACATTTTACTTATCTAGTGATATGTGGGAAAAGAAATTTTTCGATAAGTGGATCGAGTTAACTTATCATAAGGAAAAGGGTCAACCTAATTTTTATAATAATTATACGGCAAGTATGAAAATAACTCAGGGTTACTTCGGGTCGGATGAGTCCGCTTGGAACCACGACGGAGCTCCTGATAAAAAATATACAGTAACTCTTAATGATGTATACCCAAAATCCATAGCTCCTGTATCATTAGATTGGAGTTCAACGAACGCTTTATCTAAAATGTCAGTAACTTTCCACTATTCGTCTTGGAGTTCCAATTACAAATCTACC